GAGGAATGCTTTTTCCTCACGGCTCATTGACACCCATCGACTAGGCAAAACATGAAATTTATGGAGGGCAGCATGAGCTAGGCCGCTCTCACTGTCCTCTTTGATTAGTTTTTTGCCTCGTCCACCAAATCGTCAAAGTTATCTAGGCCACTAGCGTTAGAGATTGCCTCTAAGATTTTCAGGTGATCCGCGAAAGTGAACATTTCGCCGTAGAGGTCCTGTTCGCCACGGACCCCATAAGACTCTTGTAGCTCCGCGTTTTGCAAATCAGGCACGACAACGGACGCGCTACATAGCAAGTTGTTAAACTTGGACATGTCGAGCACACGCTCTTGACGACCTTTACGACCTGGCTTATTAACGTAGCACTTATCCTGGATAGCGTCGTACTCGCGACCAGAAATAATACGAAGCTCGATATGCTCGTCAAAGCTTTCTAGCTTCAGCTTGATGTTTTCGGTTTTCTTCTTGTTCTTCTTCAAGAACGACTTGATAGATGTCATGATTAGTTATCTCCTTTTTCGGTTAGTCTAGGCTTGCTTAAATGTCTCTAAAATCTCGATGTCGTTGAAGCTAAAGTCAGTTTCATCTTCTAGGACGTTGTTTTCGCCTGACGCCTTGAATAATAAGGCTTTCTCGAAGATGACGCCTTTAAGGACACCGGAGTTTCTGCCAGCGTGAGAAGTTGGGTCGTCGTTGGCATACTTGATAGATACCTCCGGAATTTTACCCTCTTTGACATAGTTCGCGACGATATTGCGGACCGCTGGGTTTTGGTAGTAGAACTTAACACTCCCTGTGCCCTCTGCCCCAGTTACCTTTTTGCTCGTCATACGTTGCCCGAGCGGTGTAACGTCGGTTGTTTTTAACTCAACCTTGGCTTCCATTTCGATAATTTCGGCGAATGGAATGTTCTTACCATCAACGGTAACGAACACTGTCCCTTCCTTGGAAGAGATAGTGTCGTTTTGGTTCATTAAATTTGGCATAGTTTACCTCCTATTTTACTTCCACTGTCACGTAGAGTTTTTCCATAGCATCGGCTAATTTGACGCCAAGGGTTACCAGGATAGCCTCTTTCTGAGAGCCTTCCATAACCTTGATGTCGTCCGCACTATAGGTTAAAGCACTTTGAGACACGAGTGGGTCTAATACTCGCACGATCAGATGTTGCTTGAATAACTCGCGTCCGTCAATGTCATTGACTACTTGGCCCACGAAGTTTTCGACAAAGACCGCTTGGATAGCCTCGCCGATAATGTCCATGGTCCGCACTAGCTTGTTCTTTTTGAAGTCGTCGTTCTGACCGTCAAGAGGCGTTACAAGCGTATTGACGTCTTGAGCAATCAGTACGCGGCCGCGGAACATGCGGAATACAATGTTGCCTTTCTCGATTGCTTGAGCAAGCTCTTGTGGAGTCTTAGCATCGCAGTCGATGGCGCCAACATACTCCGCGTGTGTGAGGCTCTTAGAACCGGCAGTCGCAGATAAGGCAGCCACTCGATAGATAGCCTCTTTTGAGGTCAGCTTAGTACCGTCGGCCAGGGTTACACCGTTATCGACCGAGATAATACCTTCATTGTTTGCCTCGGCGTAGTTGTTGATTACTGCCACAACTGCACGACCTTCATTGCGCCATTCTTTGACCGCAGCTACAAGTTTCTTCTTGTCGTCGGCTGTGTCTGTGCCATAGGCCACAACGCGAAAATCTTGCTTGGATAACTCGGCAATAAACTTATCAACAGAGTTGTCGATAGAACCGTCAGCACCGCCAGACAGTTGAATTTGCTCTTGTCCGCCACCACCGCTTGGTAATGTACCGGAGAAAGTCACGTAGTCGTTAGCTGCTGGCAACTGGTTAGCTTGCACGTCTTGGCTATCAACTTGAGCATTGTCTAAGACAGTCGTTACGGTCACGTTTGGACCATTGTTGATAATTTTGACAACTAACTTGTTGCCCTCTGCACCCTCTTTGACCGCAGTCACTGTTAAGCCACCCTCTGTACCGGTTGCTTTGGTCCCACCTGTGCTAGCAGGTACATAGACTAAGACTTTGCTAGCCACTGCTAGAGCCTCGGCAACGTAAGCAATCTTAGCAGTCGTGCCGAATAATTTAGCCAGGTCTGCTCCTTGATTTACTAAATGGAACCCAGACTCCGCTAAGGTTTGACCTTGTAGCATTAACGCTGGGATACCTTCACCCGATACCAAGGCTTTTTGTTCCTTGCGGGCCTTAAAGTTGACGTATGCGCCAGGCAGACGTTTATTCTGTGTTGTCCACGTCATTTAATCATTACTCCTTTATTGTTTATTTGACCTTCAGCTTGCGCTCCAGGTCCTTGACTTGAGGGCTATCACCCTCTGCCTTAACTGCCACTGTACCAGCCAGAGCGTCCATTTTGGTTGTGTCTGATTTAGCCATAACGTGATGGATATCAATCGTAAAGCTAATCGTTAGCACCTCGTCGTTGTGCTCCATATCCAAATTATGGATATGATGCTTGCCTTGGAGGTACTTCCACGTCCCAGAATAAAACTCTGCCATAACACCTTCCATTTCCGCCCTCTTATCCTCGCTCTCACGCGGATAGTATGTAAGGAATAGGAATAGATGGGTTAGCATTTGGTCGCCCACCAGGCGTGTGTGAGTGGCTTTTTTTGCATTGATAATAAAACAAGGTAACGATAAGCCTTGCTGAACCGGCTCATCGTATACCTCTGTGTCATTGAATCGCTCGCGCAGTTGAGCGATTAAGAGACTCTTTACGTTATCCAAGGTTCTTAAACAACTCCTCTGCTAATTTTTTTTCCATTTTTTGAAGATATCTCGGCATCTTCATCCTTATGTCGTCCTCGGTTAACTTCATCATAAAGCGTCCCTCGACCCAAAATTTTGAGTTAATGCGAGAACTCTTTTTGCCTTGCCCTTTCCGGGTTCGGTGTCCATCTTCAACAAAGCTGGCATAATCTACGCTATCGAATACCTCAATCACGTAATCGTCGCCTTTTCTTTGTATTTCACCAATTTTCCAACGATCTTTGAGCAACCCAGTTTTTTCAGGCGTCTTTCCCTTTACTACTGTGAGAAAGTCTAACGCAATCTCCTTTATAGTTTCTCGGATAAGTTCGTCCACAATTTCTTGCGCTCTATCTACTCGATTGTTGAATTCTATGATTTCTGAATAATCATACCCATCTGGCACGCTCTATCACCACTTCCTGATGAGTTGGATAGACGAAAGGCTCGTTTGTAGCGGTGTACTTAACGTCGCCAATCAATAACTGGCTTCCGGCTTTGATTTCGATATCCGGTTGGCAGAATAACTTTTCGACTACTTCAAGCTTATTAGCCTCCGCAGTCGTCGTGTTATTTAGCCGTTGAACCGATACTCGGCAAGGTATGTTGGCCTTGCCTTGCACTGGTCCAAACTTAGTGCCTGTGGCGCCACTAGGCTTACGATAAGACGTCTGTTCCATAACGGACATGGTCTTGTCGTAGGTCCAATCAATGGCTCCACGTGCCTTGGATAAGACGTGGTTAATCTTAGCCATGGCTACCACCTCAATCGACGAAACTCGTTAAGCTCGCCCTCAAAGTCTCCCATAAGGCTGTTAAGTGCCTTAGTCGCAGCGTCGGTATCAAAGCTAACGGACGTATCACCAACTTTGATTGTTTTTGCCTCGCCATCGAGTTGACCCAGTGCTTGCTTAAGCGCCAAGTCTGTCATGCGGGCAATCGTATAATCTAGTTCGTCTGGGATAACATCCAAATTACAATAATTGAGCACCCTGCGGACCACCTCTTCTAAGAGGTAGTCCAGGTGCTCGTTGCCTGCTAAGTCTAAATTGTTATTCAGCCTCAGGCGTCTCTGCGTCAGCGCCTTTAGGGTCGCTAGCTTTTCCATTCTTACCACCCTTGCCTTTCGTTGCTGACTCTAATGCAGCTTTGGTTTCGTCTAATTCTTTTTTGACTTGAGCTAGCTCTACCAAAATAGCATTGTACTCTTCTGTCGTGAATGTACGGCCGCCTGTAGCGTGTTCCAAAACCTCACCGGTCGTTGAGTCGATGACGTCATAACCTTTAGCTTTGTAGATTTCCTTTTCGTCTTCGAAGACGTCCAGGACACGGTTTTCTTTCCTAACTTTAACCATAATTTACCTCCTAAGGTTTAGTTACGAATGCTAACCCTTCGTGTTTAACATTGAAGAGTAACACGTCGTCGTGTGATTGCTCGTAGTACAAGAAGTTGCCGCTGTTTGCTGCATTCGGTTGATCTAACCCAACGAAGCTATACTTTTGTGGTGCAGCCATACATGGGATGTGAATCAAGAACATTTGGATTTGCTTAGCAGTAGACTCTGCTTTAGCACCCTTGGTAAAGTTGAAGGCTGTTTTCATGCGGTCAGAAGGAACAGCAGGCTCAATTGTCACGTCGTCTAAACGACCGATGCTACGGTCGATTACTTGACCTTGGCCATGGATGTTTACGGTACGTCCGAATTGTTTGATGTTCTTGATGATACGTTTTACCGCAGGGGTCACATACAATACACGACCTTCTGCAGGCACACCAGCTTCGTCCATTTGTTCCATAAGAGCGTCGAACGTTGCCAAGAAGTTGTCTTCGGTCAATTCAACTTCCTTGATTTGGTTCTTCTGAGTGTCCAAAGCAGACTTGCGACTGAAGAGTTTAGAGATCATGAATTTGTCCATTTCTGGAATCTTCTCTTGGTCGTTGAAGGTGCGAGTGATGTTCGCGATAGACAAGACGTAGTTTGTTTCGTCGATGTCGGACGGGTCAACTAATGTACTCCAGTAACGTTCGTTGGTTAGTTCGTAGGTTTCCCATTCGTTCTCGTAGTTCGCAGTTACGTTTGTGATGGTACGACGTGCGCGGTCTTGACGGCCCTCTGTGATAGTCAATTTAGGTACTTTGACTGTCTTGTGTCCAACCCATTTCAAAAGAGAGTTACTTGGTGAATTCCAAAGTTTTTGAGTGTATAACAAGCCGTTTTGCGCGTATCGTGCTTGTAGGGCTTGTTGATAGTCTGTTGCGTAGTTAATTGCCATAATTTTTTACCTCAATTCTTATTATTTAGTGGTAGGCAGGTCAGCGGTGAATGCGTCAATGAACGCTTGCCCGCTTGAAGGAGTTGTTCCACCTGTGCCTGACGGGGTGGCTCCACTGAACGACGGTTCCTGTTTAGTAGCAGGATTTGGCTCTGATACGAACAAGAACGATTTAGATTCTTGCAGGCCTTTTAGCTGCTCTTCTAAGCCACCAAGAGTACCTTTGTCATCGAGAGTCAGCTTTGTACGGTCTAGCAAACCACGGACAATGTTGGTATCATGCACCTTGCCAGCAAGGGCCAGGTCTACCGCATGATTCAAATTGGTGTCCTTGATTTGCTGCTCGTAGTCAGCTTTCTCTTGTTTGTACTTGGACTCTAACTCCTCGTACTTCTTAGTTAATTCGGCATTGTCTTCCGAGCCTTTCTTGAGCTCTTTAATGTCCTTGTCGCGGGCCGCCAACTGGGTCTCTAATGCTTTTTTGCTCTCCTCTGCAGCGGACAGTTTAGCATTTACCTCGGTTAGTGATTTGCCATGTTCGGCCATTACTTTCTCAATCTGCTCTTCGGTCAAGCCTAGAGCGCGTAATTCTTCACGCTTCATAAAACATCTTCCCTTCGTTTTTATTCGGTGTTACGGCACCGGAGAATAAAAAATAAGCAGTTTATGCCGTCATGCTCAGGACGGTTGACCGTAACGCTGGTCTGCGAGATATTTGGATCACCTCCGTTTTTCGGGCAAAGAAAAAGCACCTCGAAAGGTGCTAGAATTAGGCGACCATACGACCGATGAGTTCGTAGGCCTTTTCTTCTGTTATTTCTTCAAAATGGACATAGTCACTTACTAGAATCTTGTCTCTCCAGTATATGCTTGGCTTCCATCCATTCTCATAAACGTACATAGTATCAACATCAAATTTGAGTACCTTAGGATTTTCAGTTGTGGTTACATAGTATGCTTTCACTTAAATCACCTTATTTCGATTTGATTCTATCTATGCCCTTAGGCGGTTTGAGTTTTTTGCTAAGTTCAAACATTTCCTTATCAATCTTCAGCTTCTCTTCCTCGCTGATTCCATCTCTTCGAGATTTTTCATAAAGCTTATGCAATTCACCGTTCTTCAGGTCGAAACTTTCCTTGGTATGGTATTGCATCTCAAACGAAACTCCATCCTTTTCCAGGGTCGTATTGACCCCCTTATAAGGGACTGGCAGAGGCCACGAGTTCTTCACTTTGATTATACCATATTCCCCGGAATTTAAAAGCTTATTCATCGTTTCATAGTTTTCTACAAACGATTCATCATCAAAAATAGTGGTATACCTTAGGATATCATTTATTTTATCAGCAGCTCTTCTCAAACTTATTCCTTCGCTTATTGAATCAGAAATAATTTTACGAGCCAGTGATTCCTGCGACTTCAGACGAAATTCGAGCCCGGCCAGATAACCATCAGACTCCTTGGCCATCCTTTTCATATCTTTAGTTATGGCCCTCTCAACCTTAGCTATCTCAGCCAATTTTTCTTTACTCAAGGCATCCGCTTGGTGTTTGTCGGGTTCGGATGGCGAATTACGTATAGCCTGCACCTGTTCCACAGTCTGCAGACCATACTTCTCACTCAACTCTCTCGCCTGGTCTGCATACATTTGCACGACCTCGTCAAGCGACGGCTTGCGACCAGAGGTAGATTGACCGTCCTGGTCTATCTCATCGCTAGAATCATCAGGCGAACCATAGCCGTGAGATTCCAGGAATTCGGACTCTTCCTCAGACGTTGTCGGTATAATCTTGCTTCGACAGTGCACATGAAAAGGCGGTGCGGTGGTGCCTGGTGCAAAATCATCCATGAGATAGACTTTGTTATTCTGATGTCGGCAAATAGCTGACGTCTTGGAGTCCAGGATAGCCTCAATCTTGTATGTCTTGGCCCCCAGTGCCTTGTACATATCATAGTTTGCCATGGTGTTGTAAGCAGTCATTTCAGTTCGCACCAGGCGCTCAGCATTATGTCTTGCTACGCCTGTCCGTTTGCGGAGTTCCAGGACCGTCTTATCGAGACTCCAGCCACCAGTGAACGCCTTATCCAATGTTTCTCGAATT